CCAAGGTTAGTGACACCAACTGGAAAGCCTTGGCTCGTAGTACTTGTATGAAGAATAGCTAATATGATTAACGATCTTAAACTCAAAGCCGGCATTCAAGATAACCCAGACCAAGAAGGGTTAGACTTGTTTGCTGAGCTAATAGTTAAAGAATGCGCCGACCTAGCTTATAGCTATAACATATACGGCAAGGGCAGAGCCTGGAATCTAATTATTAAAGAACACTTTGGCCTGCCAACTGTTGACACAGATTTACCACCGTATCTTAGAAATTTATAGTACTCAGATATCCAAACTAAGTACTCACAGTAGCTCCTGGGTCGGTCAAACCGATCCACTTTACAGTAGGTACCCGTAAAACGGTACCTACTTTTTTGACTTTGTTTATAAAATACTGTACAATGTATAAATGTCTAATAAAATTCTAATTGGTGGATGTAGTGTTTCGGCTGGATTTGGGCTAGACTGTGAACGACTGGATCCACGCATGTGGCTTAACCAAATTTTGCGTAATGTATATCCAGACCCTGACATTAACAATATTAGTGTAACAGGCTTAGACAATCATGAAGTTTTTGTATCAACCGCTGATCAGTTGCTCACTAACAAATATGATTTAACTGTAGTACTCTGGCAAAATATTCCCCGGGTTAACTTTCACTTTGGATTAGAAACTTATCAAACCAGAGCCGGTATTATTGCAACCGGTCGTTGTAGCGATATTAACCTGGTAGGTGGACAACGAGTATTGGGCAAAAACCTTGACCGTGCTCGCGAATACATGTTAAAATTTTATAATTATCACTGGGATATTAAACACTTGGTCACTTATGTCAATGTGCTCAAACGTCTTGCTGAACCTGGACAAATTGTGTTTGTAAACTATGCTCAACCGTGGCATATTTGCCGCTACTTTGATACAAAAGCATGGACCGTACCATCAGAATTAGATCCGTTTACCCAGGAGTTATTAGAAGTGGCCTTGCGTGATGACGCAGAAATAAAGACGCTATATAATATGTGTCATGAACAGTATCATGCGGCAGGTGGAATACAAGAAAATAGTTGGTTAAATTTGTACACACCGTTAGCTCAAATTCAAATTGATACACTCCTAAATGATCCTCATCCTGGCTATTTAAGTCAAGATGTGTTTGCAAAATACCTAACACCAATACTTCAAAAAAAGTTGTAATGCCTACAGCCACAATCATAATTCGAGATGAAGTAAACATCAAGCTAGAGGGGCTTGAACTTGATGTACGAAAGAAATTAGTTAACACATTCAAGTACGAGATTCCGGGCGCCCGCTATCAACCAGCAGTTAGGCTTGGTCGATGGGATGGTAAAGTGGCCTACTTCCAACTCGGCGGCAGCACATATACTAACTTGCTACCGGAAATTATTCCAATATTAGAAAATTTTAATTACGATATTGAACTAGATGATCAGCGCGACTATAGAACTACGTTTGAATTTGATCAAGTCAAGGAAGACTCGTTTGCCGGCAAAGTATGGCCCAAGGCCCACCCCTTAGAAGGCCAACCCATCATGCTACGTGACTATCAAGTTAAAATTGTCAACGAGTTTCTGGCCAATCCACAATGCCTACAAGAAGTGGCCACAGGCGCAGGTAAAACCATCATGACCGCGGCACTAAGTCATAGTGTGGAGCAGTATGGTCGTAGTATTGTTATTGTACCGAACAAATCATTGGTAACACAAACAGAAAAAGACTATATCAATATGGAATTGGATGTGGGCGTGTTTTTTGGCGATCGAAAAGAGTTTGGCAAAACACATACCATCTGTACTTGGCAAAGTTTAAATGTCCTTTTAAAGAATTCAAAGTCAGCCGATATTGAAGTTAGCATAACCGACTTTTTAGAAGATGTTGTATGTGTGATTGTTGATGAAGTTCATATGGCCAAAGCAGATGCATTAAAAACATTACTAACCGGCGTCATGGCCAGGATTCCAATTCGTTGGGGCCTAACTGGCACAGTACCTAAAGAAGCATATGAATTTCAAGCCTTGAAGTGCAGTATTGGCCCAGTAATCAGTCAACTCAGTGCCAGCGAACTACAGGAGCGCGGTGTATTGGCGCAATGCCATGTGAACATTGTGCAATTGGTAGACCATGTGGAGTATACGGATTATCAAAGTGAATTAAAATACTTGTTAGAAGAACGAGGCAGATTAGATACCATGGCCGAACTGATAAAGCAGGTTAATCTTACAGGCAACACCTTGGTACTAGTAGATCGTATTGCCGCCGGGCAAGGCCTACTAGAACGCCTGGGAGATCGTGCTGTGTTTGTTTCGGGTTCAACCAAAGGAAAAGTCAGACAAGATGAATATGATGAGATCGCTATTTCAGACGATAAGATTATCGTTGCAACTTACGGCATTGCCGCTGTCGGAATCAATATTCCTCGCATCTTTAATCTGGTACTTATTGAGCCTGGTAAGTCGTTTGTTAGAGTTATACAAAGTATAGGGCGCGGTATTCGTAAAGCCAAAGACAAAGATCATGTACAAATTTGGGACGTCACAAGCACCTGCAAGTTTGCCAAACGACATTTAACCAAACGCAAACAATTTTACAAAGAAGCCAATTATCCATTTACCCAAGAAAAATTAGAATGGATGAAGATCAAATGACACGTATTTTGATTGCTGGAGATAGCTTTAGCAGTCCGGCACTAGCAGGCGACCACGGCTGGCCAAAAATCCTAGCAGAAAAATATGCAACCACCAATGTATCGCAGCCGGGCATTGGTGAATATAAAATCCTACAGAATTTAAAAACGCAAAAATTACACACGTTTGATCTAGTAATCGTATCACACACTAGTCCTTATCGTGTACACACAGAGATAAATCCACTATATCCTGCAGGACATGTTTACCATACATCAGACATACTATTTGCTGATGCTGAAAGCAAACACAGTTGCATGGCTGACTACTTTCGGTATGTGTTTGATCCGGAATACTATCGCTTTGTGCATACCGCTTGTTGCCGTGAAATTGATCACTTGACCAACAGCATTCCCACCATCCATATAACACATTTTGACTGGGCAGATTTATATCCGTTTGAGTCCTTGATAAACTTTCATAGTTTTTGGACAGCTAACCGCGGCAACGAAGTACACTATAATGAGCACGGCAATCAACATGTTTTGGATATATTGACAAAAGAAATTGAAGAAAAAACAAATAATCGTTGATTACTAAAATGCTATATGCTATAATAATACTATGCGAATATTAACCTTAGACAATGCACCATTTGATTTAGATCATTTACCCGAAGAAGTAGATGACATGCGATTTGCCATACTAGATAATAGTAATCCGCAAGATCCAGACTATCACTACATACCCTTAATCTTTTTAGAAAGTTTTAATGCTCCAGCCTTGGTGCTACGCATTGGTGATTATAAAATTCGCATGCCTGTGGATTGGCAAATTTTAATTGGTGAACCCGACCTGGGAGATCTAGAAGTGTTACCACTGACCAGTATCAATGATCGCGGCTTCAAGGCATTTCAATTCAATCCATTAACCAGTTTTAGACCCAGTTTTCTTGACATTGAAATTGTTGATGTCTATCAGGAAGTGGCCTGGTATGCTCCTAAACTTAAAAACGGGCAGATGCTGTGTGTGCCCCTGGGCTCTGAAGCCAAGCCAGACTGCGTGTATTTTGTCAAGGACATTAGCCGCAACTGTGAAGTGATTGATTATAACAAGGCATGGTAATGGATAAACTTAGTATTGGTAATGAAATGGCGCAGTTTGATCGCAAGAACCGCGACTTTTACCATGACCTTACTAATGAAGAAAAGAAAAAGTTCAGCAACTTTCTCATGATTCGATATGGAAGTAGTGTACAAGGCAGTCGCGATTTACAAGAGTTTTACCTTATTAGCACCAATGAACGACTTAACAAACACTTCTTTAATATTAACCGGCATCCTAAGTTACAGTGGTTATGCGCCACGACAGTTAGTCCCGGTATGGGTACAGTTAGACATAATTGGATTGCACCCAAGAAAAAAGAACCCGGAGCCAACAGTATTAAAAAACAGTTGGCAGAATTATATCCTAACATGAAATCTGATGAGATCGATGTTATGGCAGTAATTAACACTAAAAAAGAACTAGATGCATACTTAAAACTATCAGGACAGGAGATTAAAAAATGATTTGGGCTTTATTTAAAAAAGAAACTACAGAACGGGTACAGCCGCCAATGCCTAACCCAAGATTCAAACACGATGGAAAGTTATTTCGATACGCACCTCAGTCCGATATAACAGCCTACGAAGTGGCACTGATCTTGCCAACCGCAGTTCAGTCGTCCACCCCAATAAATTTATATGGCTATTTTGAAGAAAATAATCTGTTAAGGCACTTCCAGAAAGAAGAATGAGTTATACCTGTCAGTATTGCCGGAAGGACTTTATAAAAGAGTCTAGCTTGGCTGTGCATTCGTGTGAGCCAAGACGTCGCCGCATGGAAAAAGACGAAGCAGGAGTTAGATTAGGATTTCAAAGTTATATCAAGTTCTATGAACTTACACAAGGATCAGCCCGGCTCAAAACCTTTGATGATTTTGCTGATAGTCCTTACTACCGGGCCTTTGTTAAATTTGGCCGACATTGTGTTGCTATTCGCGCCATCAACCCGGCCCGCTTTGTTGAATGGGTTCTAAAACAAAACAAGAAATTAGATTACTGGTGCAAGGACACTGTGTATACTGAATATCTCATGGATTACCTGCGTGTAGAAAATGTCAATGATGCCTTGGCTCGTGCCATGGAGTTTGGTATAGACTGGGCAGAAAACTCAGGACATCCAGCCGAGGATTGCCTACGGTATGGTAACAGTAATGCCATGGCATACGCTGTTAGTGTAGGTCGTATCAGCCCCTGGATTATATACAATTGCGAGTCGGGCCAGAAGTTTTTAAGTGAATTAGATCCTACCCAAATTGCCATGGTGTGGCCCTACATAGACGCAGACTTTTGGCAACGCAAGTTTAAAGATTATCCAGCAGATCAAGAGTATGCCAAAGATATTTTAACCCGGGCAGGGTGGTAATGAGCGCAGATATTGATATCGACTTAGCAGACCGCGAACAAGTGTTAAAACTCATTCGAGCTACCTCTGCACGACAACTGCATCAAGGACAGGTGCGTCGGCATAACTCTGGTGTATATGTAACTGACATTCCGTATGATCCTGTTAATGAGTGTGCGGCCCTGGATTATGAACAAGCAGAAGAACATGGATACTTCAAGATAGATTTGCTTAATATGTCAGTGTATCAATTGATAAAAAGTCCCGAACACTATGCAGAGTTGTTGGCCATTACTCCGCCGTGGGAACGATTATGGACTGATCTAGAATGGGCAAAACAATTGGTGCATATAGGCAATTATACAGAATTATTAAGGTCAATGAAACCGGATAGTATACCTAGAATGGCCGCATTTATCAGTATCATTCGGCCCGGAAAAGCACATTTACAAAATTGCTCTTGGGAGGAAGTGTTTAAGTTAGTTTGGGATGGCGATGATAGTCGTGGATTTGTATTTAGACACAGTCATGCAATCAGCTATGCCGCATTAGTTTCACTGCACATGAACCTACTCAACTCGTCGAACTAAAGTAATACTTTTTCTTTTGGATTTTTTACGACTCATTTCGCTTAGGCTGCAGATGGGTCCGTGTAACACTTCAAGATCTTTGTTGACAAAAGTACGCAGGTAAACTTTAAAAGGATCCCATTCAGTTTTAAGGAATATGTTAATTGGTATACTACGATTGCTTTCCCACCACCAAATATTGGCTAATTCTAAAAATTTGCGTTTGCTATCTAAATCTTGTATGCTGCCAAAATCATATATAGTTGTAATAATATCATCTTGGTTTTGTATAATACCCACATATTCTGTAGTGGCGTAGACACACAGCGTTATAAACGGGTATTTTTCAGCTAGTTTAGCAAAGATGTCGTTAGTCATAATGTCCAGGATATTTATAACCAAAAGACCTCGAACGGTTTAATCGATAAATACAACATGTACTCAACCCAAGCCTACATTTATCAACAGATCACACGAGTATTACTGATAGATACTGGTGCCGGTGAAACTTTCACTTATAGGTATGATCCCGTGTACGCAAAAAAATTGACAATTAATAAAGGGGTTGATAATGTGCTCTTATTTGAGTTTATCAACCAAGAAGAAAAACCAGTTAATATTACTGGAAGCTCATTTGTATTCAGAGCCATCGATCAACAAGGAACCAAACTCTTGGTTGATGAACCTCTGGTAATCTTAAACGGCCCAACAGGCCGTGCCAAAGTAACACTTTCAGCCAAAGAACTGTTGGAAATTCAAGCACAACCAGCCAGCTACAGCATTACTCGCACCAGCGGTAACCTAACAGAAGCAGTATTCACCAATGCACAATCCGGTGCCCGTGCTCCTGTGGACATTGTTAATTCGGTATTGCCAACATTTGTGCCCAGTTCAGAATTAACTATTCCTACCTTGGAATTATCAAACCAATTGCAATATGATGGCACTTCTTACGGGCAATATCCAGGCGGAGCATTTTGGCAAGGCAATCCCAATGGCGGCAGCTATTGGAATTCGTACAACAACACTGAATATTTTTCAAGTTTTATTGCACCTCGCGGTCCAGTGACCACAGTACAAATGGATCTTATTCAATACACAGGTACCATTAAGGCTCAGTGGGCAGAAAATTATCAAAGCCTTTGGTATAACATAACAGAATCAACCACGTATCTTAACCAGACCAAAACAATCCATATGAACATCATTGGATGGTATCCAATATTGCGTTTGTGTTTTAATAACAGTGTGTTTGCCACACCCAACCAACCTGGCTATCCAGCAATTGCTGTGGCCTACTGTGTTGATGGACAAGTTACCAATATCGAAGTACTCAATGGTGGGTCTGGTTACTTGGCACCTCCAAGAATTGACATTGTTGGCGATGGCGCAGGCGCTGCGGCCGAAGCAACCATAAGTGACACAGGACAAGTGGTGGGTATCACAGTGACCAATCCTGGTTCTGGCTACTGGCCATTACCAAGTACACCAAATCCTGGAGCCAGTCCAAGTCCAGTTCCGGCAAGTCAACAAGGTGCTATTGTGGTAATCAGCACCGGATTTGTTGTAAACTTAATGTATCGGTAGGCCAAACCTAGTTGATTTTTAGTAATAATTCTGCTATAATAGTAGCATGATTGATGTGGTTTCCTTTTTACCGGCCAAGCGAAAACAAACATCCAGTGGGTGGATAAGTTTCAATGCACCTTGTTGTATTCATCGTGGCGAAAATGCAGACCGTAGACAACGCGGTGGAATTAAATTAACTCCTGAGGGTGGATGGAATTTTCATTGTTTTAATTGTGGTACCACGGCTAGTTTTGTACTGGGTCGTACATTAACATTCAAAGCTCGCAAATTATTGACCTGGTTAGGAGTAGACTCACAGGTCATTGAGCAAATTAATCTTGAAAGTATGCGGCATAAAAGCATACATGGTTTATTAGAAGATCGAGAACAAGTAGTTAAAAAAACAGAAGTAGAATTTGAAGAACGAGATTTACCAGCCGGACTTGAATTGGTCGCCGAACAACACGTCGCCTTAAAAGAATACCTTGTCGCAAGAGCAGTAGCATTGGATTATCCTTACATGACTAACCCTGCAAATTCTCGTCCTGGAATACTTGTTCCGTTTACATACAAAGGCATGATGGTAGGAAGTGCCATTCGCTTTTTAGATAATCGTACACCTCGGTATATCAATGATATACAACCTGGATATGTATTTGGCACTGACCTACAACAGTCAGCCTGGCAGTATGCCATTGTGGTCGAAGGTGTGTTTGATGCCCTAAGTATCAATGGCCTGGCAGTCTTGCATAATGATATCAACCCACAACAGGTAGAATTAATTAAAAGTCTAGGACGACAAGTAATAGTAGTACCGGATCAAGACGTTGCTGGTATGAAATTAGTAGATCGTGCCTTGGAATTGGGCTGGGCTGTCAGCATGCCCGAGTGGCCTGCAGGAGTCAAGGATGTCAATGACGCGGTAATTTACATGGGCAGAGTAGGATGTTTGCTAACTATACTACAAGCCCGAGAAACCAGTAGAATTAAAATTGAACTAAGGAAAAAACAACTTGTTCGTCAACTAAAAAATGTGCAGGTACAGAATATTAAATGATAAATAAGTTTATATCTAAAGGATCATTATGTCTGTTTATGCATCAACACAGGTTGCACCGTATGTTTATATCTGCACTCACAAAACCACAGGAAAATTCTACATTGGCTACAGAGAAAGAAATGTATCGATGAATATTACATCTGATTTAGATTTTCCAATGTATCGTACATCATCAAAAGCAGTTAACAAAAAATTTAAAGAGTTTAATTGGACTATTATTGCTGAATTTAAAACCGGTGTTGATGCCTATGATTTTGAACAACAACTAATTTACGAAAACTGGGATAATCCGTTGTTAATGAATGAATCCTGTCATTACGGTAAATCAAGATTTCGATCTGATCTCAAGGGTATTAAAAAATCTGAAAAACATAAAGAAAAATTAAAACAGGCAAGAAGATTACGGGCCCCTCATAGTGAAGAGACTAAACAAAAAATCTCAGATGGAAACAAAGGTAAAGTGGTACCAGAAATTTCTCGATTGCGTATTGCTTCTGCAAAAATTGGAAGCAATAATCCAAACTTTGGTAAATCGCCGTCTGCAACTACTACAAAAAAACGAAAATTATCATTAAAGAAATATTATCAAGAATTAAAAGAAAAAAATATACCTCATCCATCCACCGGATTTAATCAAATTCGTGTGACTTGTACTTGTTGTAAAAAAACAATAGCAGTAAATATTTTTTCAAGATTTCACGGCAACAAATGTAAAGGAAATAAGAATGGCAACTGAATACGGCATTGAAATACAAAAATTGTTTTTAGAGATGTGCTTACAGGATGCAGTATCGTATACAAGAATTGCAAATATATACAATCCTGAAAACTTTGATCGAAGTCTAAGATCAGCCGCCGAGTTTATTGCCAAGCACAGCGACGACTACAAAACATTGCCGACTCGCGAACAAATTTCTGCGGCAACTGGAGTCAAACTTGCGGATATTCCGGACCTGAATGAAGGCCACACTGAGTGGTTCATGGGTGAGTTTGAAGCATTTACTCGTAGACAAGAATTAGAACGAGCAATTTTAAAGTCGGCAGACCTGTTGGAAAAAGGCGAATACGATCCTGTGGAGAAATTGATCAAGGATGCAGTTCAAATCAGTCTAACCAAGGACATGGGCACAGACTACTTTGAAGATCCTCGTGCTCGTATTAACCGATACTTTAATAGTGGTGGACAAGTAAGCACTGGCTGGCCCACCATGGATCGAATCTTGTATGGCGGCATGAGCCGTGGAGAACTTAATATTTTTGCAGGCGGTTCTGGATCGGGCAAGAGTTTGGTCATGATGAACATAGCCCTAAGTTGGTTGCAGGCCGGACTCAGTGGTGTGTATGTTAGTTTAGAACTTAGTGAAGAACTATGTTCACTAAGAACCGATGCAATGTTGTCGGGCATGAGTACCAAAGATATTCGCAAAGACATTGACACAGCAGAACTTAAAGTCAAGCTGGTGAGCAAGAAAGCTGGACAATATCGTGTCAAGGCATTGCCAGCACAAAGCACAGTGAATGATATTCGTAGCTATATTAAAGAAGTACAGGTTCAAACAGGAATTAAAGTGGACTTTATGATGGTAGACTATCTGGATTTATTAATGCCAGTGTCAGCCAAGGTAAGCCCAAATGATCTGTTTGTCAAGGACAAGTATGTTTCTGAAGAACTACGTAACTTGGCCAAAGAACTCAATGTATTATTTGTAACAGCAAGTCAGTTAAATCGTAGTGCGGTAGAAGAAATTGAATTTGACCACAGTCATATTTCGGGCGGTATCAGTAAAATTAACACAGCGGACAATGTGTTTGGCATCTTTACAAGTCGTGCCATGCGTGAGCGTGGCAAGTATCAAATTCAGTGCATGAAGTCACGGTCAAGTACAGGTGTTGGTATGAAAATTGACCTAGATTACAACATTGAAACCATGCGCATTACAGATCCAGGCGAGGAAGAAAATACTAATTTTAGCAAACCTAAGAATATCTACGAATCAATCAAGGCACAAAGTAAAGTTAATCAATCGGTAGAATCCGTTGATCAAGACAGCGGCGAAAATAGCAAAATCACTGCCGATGTACAAAGTGCAAAACTAAAACAATTGCTAGGGCAGATTAAATCCAATTAAGATACCTAAAAACTAATAAATAATAAAAAGGTTCTGGCCCAAAATGCAAAAGAAAACCCGTAGTTTATTAGAAGAATTAGATGCAATGTATATCGAGCGTGATAGTCGTCATGTGATCGAAAACCGTGCTTCTAACATTATCGCTAGTGCTATACGCTTGCTAGAACAAATTGACGAAAGCTATACTCCTGAACAGGCTGATAATCTAACCCGTAAATTGATCAATGCTATTAAACTGCGCGACCCAGGCAAGTTCACTCGCTCAGTAAGGAAAACTGATGCAAATTCATGAGTTAACACAGCGCCGTCATGTTGATGAAGGCGTAATGGATACTGCCAAAGCGGCCGCTTCTAAAGTGGGCAGCGCACTCAAAACTGGTGCTCAAACAGCTGGTAATATTGCCGGCAAAGTTGGCGCTGGGATTCAGGGTGCCAGGGCTGAGATTCAAGATGCAGGTGTTGCTAGACAAGCAACCGAATTATCCAAGCGTGGATATGATTCTTGGTCCGCATACGCTAGACAACTAACTGCCCAATACGGCCAAGATCCTAAATTTAAAGACATTTACAAACAACAACTACTGGCATTTGTACAGAAAAATTTATTAGGCGGAGCATACTTGCCTAACCTTACTAACAAAGATCAAATTTTAAAATCGGTAGATGACTTGGTCGCTGTAAGATTTCCAGCAGGACTTAGCCCGGCAACCAATACACCTACACCAGCAGCTGATGCAAAGCCTCCTGTTATGCTAGGCGGAAAAAAATTAGATCCTAAAAATCCCAACGATGCAAAAGTATTAGCTCAAATAAAAGCACAAGGTAAACTAAAAGAAACACGGTTACATGAAGCCGTGGACGTCAACAAAGAAAAACAACTATTTCAAAAACTAGTCAAAGATTCTTTATTGGCCAGTGCCACAGTGGCCACCGGACAAACTACAGCAAATAACACTCCAGGCGGTGCTACTACCACTGCTAACAAACAAGTACAAGATCCTGTATCAATGGTGCCAGATGTCCAGCAGGTCGAAAAAGTTAAGGCCAATGTAGACGAGCGTACCCTGGCTGCTGTAGGACAAGTGCTTAGACAAAATTATCAACTGGATCTGTCAATTCGCTCCACCGGCGACGATGCTGTGGATGCTTTATTATTGGCCATGGGATTTAAAATCTAATGCAACTCAAAGAAGGCGGTAATGTATTCAAAGGCCCCGATGGCGAAGCCTTGACCCAACGCATCAATCAAATAGATGTTAAACCAACCTTGGCTTGGCTAGAACAAATGTTGCCAGGACTTGATGTACAAGGTAATACCCTAGGATCAACTGGTATTAAACCCACCAGCGGTGACCTGGATGTTGCGGTAGATAGCAGTCAACTGACCAAATTGCAATTAGTCACACGCTTACAACAGTGGGCGCAGAGTCATGGATTAAAACCTGAAGACTATGTAAAACAAACCGGTGCTGGAGTACATTTTAAAACGCCCATTGCTGGCACTCCAGCCAAGGGTTATGTGCAAACTGACTTTATGTTCCTTAAAAATATTCCTTGGTCAAAGTTTGTGCTTGGTGCCATGCCTGTAGATAGCCAATACAAAGGTCGCGAGCGTAATGTCCTAATGAACTCCTTGGCCAAGGTCATGGGTTACAAGTTGAATCAAATTGCCGGTATTGCCGATCGCAATAGCAATGAAATTATCACGGATGATCCAGATCAAGTGGCCAAAATGTTATTGAATCCCCGTGCCACACGCGAGGACCTGGCCAGTGTAGAAACGATTTTATCTGCATTAGAAAAAGATCCCAAGCGTGAAGAAAAATTAGCCGACTTCCGCAATCACATGGAACGAGAAGGCTTGCCATTCATGGAAAGCGAATCAGCGCCATTATACCAAGAGGTGTCAGATGTAAATTTCCTGGCTCGACTGCGTGACCGTATTGTCAATCAAGGCATGCAGGTCATTGTAGAAGCTGCCAGTCCAAGAATTGAGCACCTGGAAGACCTAGTGTTTGAAAAAGGATCACGCGGTATTCAAGAAGCCATTGCCATAATTGAACACGCGGCAGAAAACACAGCCAAAACAACCACAGTCAAATGGGATGGCAAACCAGCCATTATATTTGGCCGTAACGAATCAGGCGAGTTTGTGCTGACTGATAAATCAGGATTTACCGCCAAAGGCTATCAGGGCCGTGCTACCAGCGTGGCACAGCTGGCCAACATTATGAACCAGCGTGGTAGTGGTCGTGGCGAACTAATTGCCATTTACGCCAAGCTATTTCCGTTGCTACGTGCGGCTACACCAGAAAACTTTAAAGGGTATGTACAAGGTGATTTGCTGTACACACAGGCACCACAAGAAATAAGTGGCAATTATGAATTTAAGCCAAATGTTGTAGAATATCGTATTCCCATTGACAGCAAGCTAGGACAGCTGATCACCGGCACCGAAGTAGGAGTGGCCATTCATACTCGTTATAAAACTGCCGACAGTGATGCTGAGGCCATTGGCAATTTAAAACTAAATGCTGTGCCCGGATTACTGCTTATAGAACCCAGTGTTAAAGACATTCAAAACGTCAAACCCGAGAGTCAACAGGTCAAGCAATTAAAACAACTGGTGCGAGCCAAGGGCCCGGCCATAGATGGCCTGTTTAATCCAGCAGAACTACGGGCAGCAGGTATTACAGATTTACCACAATTGTGCAAGCGATATATCAACAGTCGTATTGACACCAACTACGAAAATCTACTACCAGACTTTGGTGCTTGGTTGCAAAACAACACCACACCCCGCAAGTTTAACAACATTGTAGAATATCTACAAAGTCCTAGAAGTAACATGGACGGAATAGCTTCTGCTTTTACAGCATTTTTAGGCCTGCACGATTTAAAAATGGACATGCTTAAACAGCTAGATCTACAGCAGCCTGGACAAGAAGGTTGGGTACTTGCTACACCAGCCGGTCGTGCCAAACTGGTAAACCGTTTTGGATTTAGTGCCGCCAATCGCGCCCAAAACAACCCAGAACTGGCAAATTCTTAAACCCAACTCTGCCATTTTACATCAATCGGCTAAATAATAGCAGGACCTCTGAGTCCACATATTAGGAGATTTAAATCATGGCGTATATTACAGTAGTTTCGGGCGGAGCCCAACCAGTATTTGCAACAGACGTATTAAACGGTAACCCTGCTCAATCAGCTAACTTAGCTGCTGGCGGTCCTGTTAACTTTCAAGGTCCTAAATTAGACTTTTTCTCTTTGACAGCTAACACTAGTTTAGGTACTGCTGGTGCCGGTAATGCAAACGGTTACGTTTCTAACGTAATCCAAGGTTTGCAACAAATCGGTACAGTTGCTATGTATCAAGTTAGTCCAACAAGCCCAGCAGTATTGAGCGTTGGTATCTACCCAGCAGGCGCTGGTAACTTGGCAACTTATGTTACATTGGCTCAAACAGCTAATGCAACAGGCGGTTTGAACATTGGTATCCCAACAGCAAACATTTCAAACGTAGCAACTTTTGTAACAATTCCTAACGTAGCTTAATAGTTACTTTAGAATTAAAAAACTAACCCTGGATTTATTCCAGGGTTTTTTATTGGCGGTTAAATATGCACATAATGAAATTTATATATGAGAGCCCTGACGGTGGTAAAACAGTTTACAAACGAGAACCAGGCTCCCCAGATCGTCTAGTAATCAAAGACGATACCGAGCAAGCCCGCGAAGATACCAATCGCTGGATAATGTGGCGAGATATATTACGTGCGGCTAAAACAAATGCAGAACTTACAGAAGCCCTGGATCGTGCTCGGGTGCTTTACGAGTTAACTCGCCGTGAAGTATAAATGCAGCACTCGCTTTGATATCACAACCACAGGTGTTACTGGACATTTTAAGTCGTCACGAGTGCCATTTACAGATCGTGCTGGCAACAAAATAACAGACATTGATTCTTGGAATCGTGCTAGAAATCAACAGCGCAATTGGGAAACACTGACACAATTGATTAGTTTGAGAACACAAATTTCAGACTTAACAGAACCAGCATACCAAGCAGATCTATGGACATTTGAGTTTGACACCGAAGCGGATGTGTTTCACAACGGAACTGATCCTGTAGGGGTGTTAAAGTCAGATTCTCAAGGCGTGCCAATGGTACGAAATTTAGATAATGCCCCGGATATTGATTCAATCATACTTACAGATGGCCCAAAGCAGAATGTTTGGTTTGAGCCCATTACAATAAATATATGATACTGGAAACCGCTATGAGTTATGACGCTACAGAGATAGAAAAGAAAAGTTTAGAAGCACATGTAGAACTGTGCGCCGAACGCTATAATGCACTAGAATTACGCCTAGATGACCTAGATAATAAAATTGAAGAAAATAATCGCATGATTCGTGAAATTCGCGACATGGTTGTCAAGATAACTGAAAAACGCAATGATCAAATTATCACCTGGGGAATTGGTATTATTGGTGGATTAATTGCCACCATTGGGTTCCTGACACACTATATACTTAAATGAAACAAGACCAAGAATTTGAACGGATGTTCCGACAGGAATTCCAAGATGTTGCCGCCAATCTTATTTGGCAAAATGAAGCAGGCGAATATGAAGTTTTTACAAAATACCGTATAATTTCAGAGCGTCCTGGATACCGTGTATTTTGTTCGGCCACAGAAGTGGGAATATTCAACAGTACTCGTACTGCACTGAGTTGGTGTATAGCTGACAAATATCAAAAATATAACCTAGCTAGAGAGTTGCTGGAAGTAGATAATAAATTGGGTAGTTTAACCGCAGACATTGCTGTTAGAGCCGCAATAGCGGATCGCAGCACACGGATAGAATTCCGCGACGAGGTTGGTACCAAATTGGAAACCAAGATTATTCGCAAAAAACAACTAGAGAATCAACTGGCCAATTGTGTAAGTTGGGCTAAATATTGTCAACAACGAGGATTTAATAATGAAACTGCAAGAACTGGCCGTAATCAGTCCAACAAAGCAAGCCGCTAAGGTTTTCGAAAGTTATTTTGGTAACAGTGTTCCTTTTGAACAACTGACCCGTCGACAAGCCAATCACATGCTTGGTCGTGTTCGCGAGTTAATTCGTGAGCATCGCCGCCAACCAGCATTCCACCGCAGCGAACAGAATCCTGCCTACTTAAAACTAGTTGTTATGGAACAAGGGTTAGCCAGCAAGTTAAGTGAAGAAATGCCAGCAACTGCCGGTGCTGTTCCTACTGCCGGCGGGGTTGCTGCGCCTGCTGTTAATCCAGCCAACATGGCTGTACAATTGGCCACTAAGAAAAAACAAATTCAAGACGCTATCAAGGCCAAACAAACAGAAATTCAACAACTGCAAAAACAATTGTCCAACCCAATGGCCATGGGCGAAACTCGTCAAAGTCAGCGTCGTCGTTTACGTGAATCAGAAGTACAACAAGCTCAAGTGGTCTTGGCCTCGCAAGACATGGTTGATCAAGTACAAAAGATGATTGAACAAGTAACAGCAATGCAGTTCAAAGACTTGCCAGCCCTGGTTGACCAAGTTAAGAATCAAATTGGTGCCGATCAAGCCATGCAGTTTAATCAAGACGCAACAGGCGCATTAAGTGGCCTGACACAAAATTTACAAGGTAGTAAAACTCAGTTGGAAGCAGCTCTTGGCGTGGTCACTGGCCAAGCCGCAGTTGTTCCAGGCGAAGATCTTGGTGCACCTGCTCCAGAATTAAGCGCAGCTGAATTGCCAGCTGAATTACCAGCACCAGGCGAAGAAGAAATTGATGTTGACCTCGAAGAGCCTGCGGGCGGCGGTGCGGCAGATCTAGGTCGCAGTCGTAGATAATGAGACTTGTTGAGTTTGCCACACCAGACTCACAGAAACTTTTGGCATTAACAAAGTTTCTGTCAGGCCGTGCCGACGATACAACAGCCAAAAAAGAAATCAGCCAAGCTGCGTTCATTGACCTGGCCAAAAGCCTTGGGGTGAGTATTAATCCAGAAAGTCTAGGCGATTTAATCAGTCAAGAACCACTTTCCAATGTGCTAGAACCCATGGAACCAAATTCGGGAGTTGTTCGTTTCAAGGGCAATACCGAAGCCGAGACCGGCATGTCAGTAGACCAGGCTCGTGCAGTAGTAGATAGTAATGCCAAAGCGGCCATGAACCGCAGACAATAAAAGGAGCATGTCATGTTAGAAACTTTATTTTGGTTAGTAATAGGTGCATTTATAGGTTGGAATTTTCCACAACCCGATTTCAGCAAAGCTATTCAAGCCAAAGTGCTTGACTTTTTTAAGAAAAAATAGTAAAATAATACTCTACTAGTTGGAGGTCGCATGAAATTTAATTTTAATACTGTGGTTGCAACATTATTTGTATTGTTGGTGGCAGCCGCAGTGTATTTTAATTTTATAGCATCAACACACATCAGGATGTAAATGGCCGCGGGTGCGCCAATTTTACTTGGACAAAGAAATAACATACAATTTATTAAAGGTAGTGAAAATCGAAGTAAATGGCACACTTTTCAGCCATTTGATGTTGTAAAGTATATTACAGGAGACACATATGGCCTATAGCGATGCGGTTCTTGATCATTATAATAATCCTAGGAATGTTGGAAGATTAGATGTAGAAGATAAGGATGTTGGCACGGGCTTAGTAGGGGCCCCTAGCTGCGGAGATGTTCTTAAGTTGCAAATCAAAGTCGAAGATGGGATTATCACCGATGCAAAATTTAAGACATACGGTTGCGGCTCGGCGATTGCTAGCTCAAGTCTCGTTACCGAGTGGGTCAAAGGCAAAACGCTTGAGCAAGCAGGATCGATTAAGAACTCTGCGATTGCGGAGGAACTTGCTCTGCCACCTGTCAAGATCCACTGCTCAATACTTGCTGAAGATGCGATTAAAGCGGCCATAGCTGACTATAAACAAAAACAACAGTAATAATGATCTCAGTTACGCCCAGGGCCGCAAGTAAAATTGTTAGTAATCTAGACCGCAGAGGTTCTGGCATAGGTATTCGCCTAGGCACAAGAACTACCGGGTGTAGTGGACTTGCCTATGTGTTAGAGTACGTGGATGCCACAGACGAGCACGATACCGTAATCAACTCCGATGGTTTTAAAATTGTGGTAGATCCCAAAAGCCTAGTTATCTTGGACAACTTACTGATAGACTACGTTCGCCAAGGACTCAACGAGGGATTTGAGTTTACTAATCCAGCCGAAAAAGACCGTTGCGGTTGCGGCGAAAGTTTTAGAATATAGTCAACTTGACAAACATCCAACTGTTTGTTATAATTACTTGATGTACAATCCTAAATTTCAATATACCAAACTTGCTCGCGAAGAAGTGGCCGGGCGTCGCCTGTATGCCACACCAGATGGCAGCCGTGTTCCTAGTGTAACTACTATTCTTGATCGAACCAAGTCTGAAGAAAAAAAACAAATACTGGAAAATTGGCGCCGGCGGGTAGGGCATGCCAATGCACAAGCAATCACTACAGAAGCAGCCAATCGTGGCACCCGAATGCATACCTACCTAGAAGGTTATGTTAAAGAGGGAGAGCTCAAAGATCGCGGATCAAATCCATTTTCGTGGCCTAGTCACGCCATGGCTGAAGTTGTTATCAATCAAGGCCTGTCTAATGTTGACGAATTTTGGGGAGTAGAAGTTCCCCTGTACTTTCCAGAAGTTTATGCTGGAACCACAGACTGTGTGGGCATACATCAGGGCCAAGAAAGTATTCTTGACTTTAAGCAAACAAACAAGCCCAAGCGCCGCGACTGGATTGAGGATTATTTTTTACAATTAGCGGCCTATGCAGAAGCACACGATAAAATTCATGGAACTGCCATTAACAAAGGTGTTATTTTAATGGCAGTTAAACCTGATCTCAATGAGCAACAAGAAATTATTAAACCCCCAGAATACCAGGAATTCGTCGTAGAAGGCGATGAATTTCGGCATTGGAAACAAGAATGGTGGAAAAGGGTAGAGGCGTACTATCTGCTAAATAGTTGATATTATCCAAGGACAACTAAATTGGCAATCGTTCAAATCAGTCAAATTACTAACCGCAAAGGGTTAGAAGAAAATTTACCACAATTAGCCGGTGCAGAGTTTGGCTGGTCAATCGACACCCGTCAACTATACATCGGCAACGGCACACTAGAAGAGGGTGCTCCGGTAATTGGCAACACTGAAATTTTAACAGAATTTTCAGACATACTGGTAATTCCTACCACCTACACCTACAAAGGGCAAGCAGCTGGATATACTGTACAAACAGGACCCACTGCTGGCGATCCAGTAACATCAAGTTTACAAGCATGGCTTGATCAATTTGCCACTGTTAAAGATTTTGGTGCAGTGGGCGATGGCACAACCGATGATACCGATGCTATTAATCGTGCCTTGTATCAGTTGTTTTGCCGTGAGGTCAACCCACAAATCCGCCGTAGTTTATTTTTCCCAGCTGGTGTTTATCGTGTTACAGCATCAATCAATATTCCACCATACGCCACCTTATGGGGCGAAGGACTTGATAACAGTGTTATTCAATTAGATAACAGTGTCGATGACAGCACATTAAATGCCTATGTTGCCCGTAGTGCAGATAGCCTACAACAAATTGGTGTTAATATTGGCAACAACGGTGCCACAACTCCTCAATATGTTACCATAACCAACATGGGATTTATCAATGCAGACCCTACAACAGATGTATTTTTAGTTGAAGATGCTGTTAATTTTAATTTCCAGAATGTTAGTTTTAGTGGGCCATTGACACAGAGCGGTCTCGCTACAGAAGGTGCTTTTACACACGGCGTGGCCTTTGCCAGTACTGCCAGTTTAGTATGTGATCAGATTGTGTTTAATGGTTGCAGATTTTCTGGCACCACGTACGGAGCAGCCACTGACCAACAGGTCAAGGGTGTTACTTTTACCAATTCAAAATTTGATATCTTGTATCGAGGTATTAACCTAGGAACCAACACAGTTGTCAACGGCGGACCAACTGGCGTTCGCATTACAAATAATTTATTTGACAATATCTATGCCGAAGGTGTGGTGTTTGGTGATGTTAGTTTGAATGCCACTGGTTATAATATTTTTTATAATGTAGGTAATCATTTTTTAGGCACCACTAGTCCATATACCGCAGTTATTGATATCCAAAGTTCAAACAATCTCAGTGTTGGTGACATGTTTGAGCGAGCTGACGCTTATGCAGGATCAGCCAACCCAGGCACAGCATATCCCAGGATAACCTTGAATAACACCCAGAGTATTGCAACTACCAACGGGGTAGAAACTGCTCAAGGTACCTATGCACGTGAATCTGGTAAGATATTTACTCTTTACGATGATGACTCTGGTACTATATTCACAGTCAACGCTGGTGTCATCAGCGCATTCAACCTAGATTATACCATAGTTCGCGGTACTGGTTTTCGCACAGGCACAGTACTAGTGGCCACCGACGGTGGTGGTACAATTAGTTCAAGTGACGACTATAACGAAAATTCAGATCTAGGTGTTGCGATCACAATTGTTCAAGCAAGCAACACGGTCAGTGTCAATTATACAACCACAAGCACAGGCGACAATGCTTCGTACAGTGTTTCTCTTACCCGCCTAGTTTAATGTGGCCAAAAACTTTTGCAGCCAGGCTAGAATCCTGGACTGCACTACGAACTCAGGTTCAATCTCAAGATTTAGAAACTGCGCTTGCCGCCGTTAATCAATGGTGGTTCAATTCTCCATGGAAAGCCTACCATTTGCACTGGGACGATCAGACTCAGTGGCCAGATCCCTGGCAACTTTTGAGTGATGACATCTATTGTGATGTTGCAAAAGCCCTGGGAATCCTGTATACTATAAGTTTACTAGACCGTGCGGACATGGCAGATGCAACCTTGGTTCTAACCGAAGATCATCGTAATTTAGTCCTGGTCAACAAAACAAAATATATACTTAATTGGAACTCCAGTAGTGTCGTAAATACCAATCAAGCAGTAAAAATTCGCCGGCAGTTTGAGCAACATCAAATAAAATAAGTAATACACAATTTAAAAAGAACGAGAGTCAAGAATGCAGATTACAGTTGTAAAAAGAAGCGGTCAGCGAGAGCCATTGCATATTGAAAAGTGGCAAGCCCAGGTTGCCAAAGTCTGTAAAGGTATTGCTGATGTTAGTCAGTCCATGGTTGAGATCAAGGCCCAGTTGCATTTTTATGATGGTATTACCACACAAGAGATTGATGGCATTACATTACGAGCCATCGTAGACCTTATTGATATAGAATCAAATCCCGACGTTGGCCATACCAATTATCAATTTGTTGCCGGTAAACAACGGTTATCAATGTTGAGAAAAGATGTCTATGGCACCTACGAACCTCCGCACTTGTACAGTATTGTAAAGCGTAATGTAGCCACCGGATTGTATACTCCAGAACTGTTACAGTGGTATTCAGAAGAAGACTGGAACCGAATGAATGACATGCTGGATCATGAAAAAGATGAACAGTATAGCTATGCTGCAATTGAGCAGCTGATTGAAAAATATCTTGTGCGCAACAGAGCCACAAAGGAAATTTATGAAACTCCTCAGGTCAGATACATGGTGGCGGCAGCCACGGTGTTTCATCGGGAAGAACCTAACTCAAGTCGCATGCGTTACATCAAAGAGTATTATAACTGTGCCAGTGATGGCCTGTTCACTCTGGCTACTCCTGTTCTTGCTGGGCTCGGAACTCCTACCAAACAATTTTCAAGTTGTGTGCTTATTCGGGCCGATGATAACCTTGATAGTATATTTGCTAGTGGTGAAATGATGGCCAAGTATGCGGCCAAGCGAGCCGGCATTGGACTTGAAGTTGGCCGACTACGACCCTTGGGTGCTCCCATTCGCGGCGGCGAAGTAATGCACACCGGTATGGTGCCATTTCTTAAAAAATGGTTTGGTGATTTAAGAAGTTGTAGTCAAGGAGGTATTCGCAATGCAAGTGCTACTGTATTTTATCCTATTTGGCATTATCAGTTCGATGACCTTATTGTGCTTAAGAATAATCAAGGAACTGAAGAGACAAGAGTCCGCTTTATGGATTATGGAGTAGTGCTCAATGCCTTCTTTTGGCGAAGATTCAAAAACAAAGAAAACATTACCTTCTTCGATCCCAACGAGGTGCCTGAACTGTATGAAGCTTTCTACAAAGACACTGCTCTGTTTGAAGAGTTGTATGTTAAATTTGAAAAAAGAAAAGATCTAAGAACCAAAACCATGGCCGCCGAAGATGTGTTCAAAGGTGGCATACTCAAAGAGAGGACCGACACAGGTCGTATCTATCTTGTGTACATTGACAATGTAATGAAGCAAGGACCGTTTGACCCAGAAGTTCACACAATCTATCAAAGTAACCTTTGTTGTGAAATTTTACTTCCTACCAAGAGTTTTGACCGCCTGGACGATCCCGAGGGCAGAATTGCGTTGTGTACTCTTGGCAGCATAAATTGGGGCGCTTTCCGTAACCCCGAAGACATGCGCCGTGCTTGCCGTATCCTACAACGCAGTCTATGTAATGTACTTGATTACCAGGACTTTTTGAGCATTCAAAGTAAACTCAGCAATGATGAAATCAGTCCTCTAGGTATTGGCATTACTAATCTTGCCTACTGGCATGCTAAACGTAGTTTACAATATGGTGAAAAAGATTCTCTCGCTGAGGTTAAAACCTGGATGGAACATCAGGCTTTTTATCTAACAGAAGCCACGGTAGAGTTAGCCAAAGAGCGTGGCGCCTGTGTAGACTCGGCCAAGACTCGTTATGGCAAGGGCAAATTTCCTTGGGAACTTCGCGCCAAGGCAGTTAATGAACTAACAAATTTTGCTCCTGAATTAGATTGGGAAACTCTGCGTACTAATATGAAACAGTACGGAGTGCGTAATGCTACCTTGATGGCTGTGGCTCCAGTTGAATCAAGTTCGGTAGTGATCAATTCTACCAATGGTATTGAAATGCCAATGAGCCTGATCACAGTTAAAGAATCAAAGGCAGGTAGTTTAATTCAAGTGGCTCCGGAATACAACAAGTTAAAATCAAAATATCAGTTGATGTGGGAACAGAAAGATTGTGAAGGATACATTAAAACAGCGGCAGTTATTGCGGCCTATGTTGATCAAAGTATCAGTACAAACACTTTTTACAATCCGGCGCACTTTGCAGATCGTAAAGTGCCAACTACATTAATTGCTCGAAACTTAATGTTAGCACATCGTTGGGGATTAAAGACATTCTACTACAGTTTAATTAACAAGACTGGAAGCAAAGGACAAGATGAACCAGTACCAGCACCATTGTTCACAGTGATAGATTTTGATGAAGAAGAAGATTGCGAAGCATGCAAATTATAAAGTAAAGAAAGAAAAACATGAGTCAATCACAATACAATTTAAAAACAAAAACAGATTACTTACATCGCAAGATGTTCTTGGACCCAGCTGGACCAGTTACTATCCAACGCTTTGAAGAAGTCAAGTACAACAAACTCACAAAGTTTGAACAAGAAGCTCGTGGATTCTTTTGGGTCCCAGAGGAAATCTCGTTGACCAAAGATGCCAACGATTTTAAAGAAGCCACAGACACAGTGCGTCATATCTTTACCAGTAACCTGCTGCGTCAAACAGCCCTGGATAGTTTACAAGGTCGTGGTCCTAGTCAAATCTTTACTCCAGTGTGTAGTATTCCGGAATTAGAAGCATTAATGTATGCCTGGACATTCTTTGAAACAAATATTCATAGTCGTAGTTACAGTCATATTATTCGTAATATCTATAACGTGCCCAAGGATGAGTTTAACAAGATTCATGACATTCAAGAGATTGTTAGCATGGCCTCAAGCATTGGCTTGTATTACGATCGCCTGCACATGATCAACTGTCGTAAAGAGCTGTTGGAAAAGTTTGATGAGCAACTACACATCAATGCTATCTGGTTGGCACTTAACGCAAGTTATGGCCTAGAAGCATTCCGCTTCATGGTTAGCTTTGCCACAAGTTTAGCCATGGTTGAAAATCGTATCTTTATCGGTAATGGTAATATCATTGGCCTGATTCTTCAAGATGAAATCCTACACAAGGATTGGACCGCATGGTTAATCAATCAAGTGGTCAAAGAAGATCCACGGTTTGCCCGTGCCAAGGTCGAATGCGAAGCAGAAGTATATCAAATGTACCTGGATGTTATCAGAGAAGAAAAACAATGGGCTGATTATTTGTTTAAATTTGGCCCAGTGATTGGTCTTAACGCTAATATTCTCAAAGACTTTGTTGATTATACAGCAGTTGGAGCACTCAAGGAAATTGGTATCAAATATCAAACTCCTGCGCCCAAGACCACACCCATTCCTTGGTTTAACAAGCATGTTAACACAAGTAACAAACAAACTGCACTCCAGGAGTCCGAATCAACTAACTATGTTATAGGAGTAATGTCAGATAATTTAGATTACACTGCATTGCCATCATTATAATAAAGGAATAAAAATGACAAAAGCTCTTGTGTGGTCAAAAGATAACTGTCCGTTTTGTGTGCAGGCAAAAAACTTGCTAAAGTTAAAAAACATTGAATTTGAAGAACGCAACATCAATGGCGACTGGACTCGCGAACAACTACTGGAAGCTGTGCCCACGGCAAGAACTTTACCCCAGATCTTTCTAGACGATAATTATATAGGCGGGTTCACAGAACTACGACGACATTTATCCTAGGAACGCATGGAACATATTTGGACAGTAGACTGGTTTACACATAACACCACAAATTTTGCAGACATTAAAAAAAGACTTGGACGAGTTGAATCCATTTTAGAAATTGGATCGTTTGAAGGCCGGGCCACTTGTTGGATACTGGAAAATATGTTAACCGATACCGGTACCATTACCTGTATTGATCCATTTTCAGGAATAGATGACCCGGAGAAGGATCTAGACAATCTTAAAGATACTGTACTGGAAGCTAGATTTAATCACAATGTTAATCTTTCAAAAAAACCCACGCAAACAGTTAATGTAGTTCCGCATACTTCCTATCAAGCATTGGCCATGCTAATTGGCACCGGCGCACAATATGATTTTATCTATGTCGACGGTAATCATACCGGAGAAGCTGCCATGACCGATGCCTGCATGAGCTGGGGTCTGCTTAAACCAGGCGGAATCATGTTATTTGATGATTATTTTTGGGATCATGCGCCTGATCATTTGGATCGTCCTAAAGCGGCCATTGATGCCTTTATGAATACCTTTATTCGGAGATTTACAGTAACCGGAGTAGGTTACCAAGTTGCTGTACAAAAACACCCATTGGAGACTGCATGAAAATAGAATTAAACAAAGTTTACACCTTCAAACTTGTCAACGCCGACGAGATTGTTGCTAAAGTTGTAGAAGACAACACCAGTACTATCGTTGTAACTCAACCATTAAGTGCTATACCCAGCGAAAAGGGTATTCAATTGATCTTTACGGTATTTACTGGAGATCCCAAGGAAAATATCACTATAAATAAATCATCGATAGTGATGATTTGCCAAACTCGCGAAGAGGTAGCAGACCACTATACTGAAGCAACTACTGGTATTAAACCAGTAAGAAATAGCAAAATTTTAATGGGGTAATTTGTGCCAGGATTTGTACAACGGTTAGGTGATCCAAACTCAGGTGGCGGCCTTATACAAGACGGCGATCCCAGTGTGTTGGTCAATGGCCGACCTATTGCCACATTTGGATCAGCGGTAACTCCTCATCCACCTTGTACTAAAGTGCCCATCCATTGTCACGCATACACACAAGCAGACCAATTTACAGTGTTGGTCAATGGAAAACCAGTTACAACATTTGCATCCATAGACACATGCGGACATACTCGTGGCATGGGCAGTACCGATGTAATCATCGGAGGATTATAATCATGGCCGCTGTTCTGGGTTCATATGTAAGTACGCTAACTCCCTTACAACTCACAGCCGGTCAGGCACTGTTACAAAATCAAGGCCTCAGAGTAAATCCTATTGTACCGGCTGTGATTACTTTTTATGTCGGCCAGCCCTTGATCAGCACATACTTGACCATGTTTACTGCGGCCAAGGCCGGAACAGGTGGTCTGTCTAACGCCACAATAAATGTATTGGGGAATATTGCATCAACCACCTGTGCCGCACTAGCCGATGGCGTACCACAACTGTTTTTAGATTTGGGTGTATTTTCCAATGTTGCCTATCCGCCAGGATTAACCGGAATTGTTGGAACCAAGGCCAATATATATTTAGGCAGTCCAACCGGAACATCAAACAATTGGAATACCAGTAGATTTGTACAAATATTTTCTGCATCAGAATCTTTTAAAAATCTAGCCAATCAATTTATTTTAAGTGCCTGTCAGGCCAACGATTACCTGTGCGATACTTTTACCAACGCCGATAACAGCATCACTGGAGATATTACTCAAGTAAGTCTTGATACTGTGGCATTTGGTAAAGACTTGGCCAATCTTGGTTATCTTTGGGACATGACTAATCTAGATAATCTTGGAAGCCCACTAGCCCTGGCACAACGACTTGTCAATGTTGTTGGTAATGTTCCAATTATATCCTTGACATTTCTTGCTGCCGGAGTACCAGAAAGTGCAGTGGTCAACCTAGATAATCCAAGGATATCAGTTACAGATGCTGCGCAACGAGCCATGTACACCGCCATGACGCAGATAACTGGAAACGACCTTACTCAGATACTGAAAATATTAGGAGTGACCACAGTAGGAATAACCACCATGGCCGATTTACTAAATCCTTATAAACTATTTCCAAATAGTTTTCAAACACTAACCGTGCCCACAGCCAAGGGCTCTCGACCAATTTACACCAATAGCCAAGGTGATGTTAACACCACATTGATTCAGTTGTTGCCCCCTTATATTTTAAGTTCAACTGTATGATAGCCTACGATAGACTCAGTCAAATTATTCCCAGTGACATGGCTCTGGCCAACAAGGCCTTGCAAGTATCCCTTCAACAAATTTCTGGCATTACCAATTTAAGTTTACCAACCTTGGCCAACACAGTTGGACAGATGCAAACAATAGCATCCAGCCTTCCGTTGATCAATCAACAAAAGACCCCAATTGGATACGATACCAGAGCATATTATCTTAATGTGCTAGGAGCATCTGGCACCGGTGAATGCCACACTTATTTGACCATTGACTTTTTAGGAACTGCGGTTGGCTACAACATTGGCACGCCTTTAAATAATACCACACATGTTCTTGAGACCATGAACACCACATATCTGCAGAGTTGTTATCAAACCATGTTGAATTGTCTCAACGGCGACTATACTGTTGAAATTCCTCCAGAGCCTCCTCCAGATCCGCCTGTAGGTCCATCCACTTGGGAAGTTACTATTCCAGGAGGACTTCCGGGTGCTGGCACCTACGGACCATATGCAACTGCAGCCTTGGCAGTAAATGCAGCATTTACCGCAGGACTTATTCCAGCCACACAAGCGGCCTTGGCCGCAGTGGTTGCCGCCTATCCTAGCCAATGTGCAATCATGAATTCAAATTTTGCTCAGATTTGTCAACAGATGAATCAAGAACAAGACGCCCAGACCAGAGCAGGCCTAGAATGGTATAACTATTATGCCAATCTGCAGGCAAATACTCAGTCGTCAACCATGGGATTTATTTTTGGTTTACCGGCATACGGTCAGGATACCATCGAAGGTGGTGCCGCACAATTTATTCAGAACATAGCCGATTACACTGCCATCACTGGTACCATCACAATAAATCAACCTGTGGTAACAAATATACCGGCATTCCTGGGGGTAGACGCTGGCAAGATAATCAGTGGAGCCAACATACCCACCGGAACTACTGTTTCTAGTTATAGCACCGGCGCCGGAACATTGACCATGAGCCAAAATGCAAATGCCACAGTTCAACTGGCAAATTTGGTAGTGGGCAACGCTGGTGGCCAAGCCATTATAGGAGTAATGATACAAGGACGCAATCAAACCGCATTGAACAATGCTGGAATTTTAACCAATAATAATATACCATTGAATTATCCGATACCCCCGGCCCAGGCAAATTTAATTATATAATCAGTTTTGCCAAATAAATAGACAATCACCCATGCAAGGCGTTATAGTATTACATGTCTGAAAATGACATCTTTTAATTAAAGGAAATAAAAATGAAATTAGTATTCGCACTCGTAGCAACTTTATTCGCAGTAAGTACTTTTGCCGCTGACGCTCCTAAAGCTGATGCTAAAAAAGAAGCCGCTAAACCAGCAGCCGCTACAGCTAAACCTGAAGCCAAAAAAGCCGAAGCTGCGAAACCAGCTGTTCCTGCCAAGAAAGACGAAGCCAAGAAGTAATATCTTCTGTTGCGTAAAAACAACATAGAAAAGCCTCCTATTTGGGGGCTTTTTTGTGGCCGTACCAAACGGTTGACCAGAAATAGCCGATTTGCTATAATAGCTGTATAGTGAATAAAGAGGAGCAGATATGTTTAACACTTTAGTAGACCAATTAGTTAAAGTTACCCTCACCAACGAACCTGTGAAAACAGAATTTTATAATGGTACCTTGTTTGTTAGGACTATTACGGAACAGCAGGCTCGTAGTGTGTTTCATGCATTGAGTCGGACCTTGGGCCTGGGCAAAGTGCAGGTAAGCCCAATTGGTGACACCGGTGAATATGCTTTTGATTTTGTTGCCAATAAACAACAAGAAGAACTTAGCCCATTTGCAACGGTGAACTCATAATGGTTAATTGGGTATTAGTATTTGCTTTGGCCAGTGCCCCGGGCGATTATAAAGTTCATACTGGATATAACCAGCAAGAAAATTGCCAAAAAGCCGAAGCTCGCTACACGCAAATCTTCAAGGAATCTGGGTCAAAATTACAGGCAGAGTGTAGATCCCGGGCAGAAATCCAGCTCAAGCGGCCCACTAGCATAGTATATTCCAAGCATACTATAGACAACTAAAACGGTTGACCAGAAATGGGTATTTTGCTATAATATATGTATAAACTTAAAAAGTAGGAGCTGAAATGAAATTACATATTGTTACCCAAGTAGAAGAAAACTACGGTGCCCATGATTGGGATGGTACGGGTTCATGCCCTCAGTATTGGAAAATGAAGGGCGGCAACGATTACATGTTTAATCTTGGCCCTGCTGGACGTAGCGAAGAAGCCGTTGATGAATTGGCCGAGCTCTTCCGCAAACAAATTGAAGAAAGCAATGAAGGCTATCGCGAATACATCATTGGCTACGGTCAAGTGGCAGACGATTTCCTTACAGACTTTGAACGCAGTCAACTTGAGTATGATGGCAGTATTGCTTATCCTGCTCGTCAACTCCAACTTGAAGAGGTGGCATAATGGGCTTTTACAAAGACATTGATACTGATATCCGATACATGGTTCGTGCGAGTTATACGGTCACTAACATTTATATCTACTACAAGGACTATGTTACCCTTGAAGATGTTACAAGAATTTACGAAGAGGAAACAGTGCAATGACCACTCATAAGTGTAACGTATGCTCATGTGATTACACCGACGAAGAGTCTGGAGTAGAAGGACACTTTGGCATGTTGCCCGTGGCCTTTTGTCCAACTTGTTTTAGTTCAATGTGTGACATGGTGCAACAATTTATGGGCGACGAATGGCCAGAAGAAAACCAAGACATTGATCTTGATAATGGGCTGAGTGCAATTAACGAACAGGATAAAATATAATGGATCACAAAAAAGATATTGACTGGGACGCATTTATGCGCAAGTGTATGAACGAAGCACCAACACCAGATGATGGACGTTATATTGTGCCCAAGACCAAAAAAGAAATAGTGATTGATTCAATCCGCATGACCATGCGTAAAGAAGATATCATGACCTTTGTGTCGGGGCTACATGACTTACAATTAGACATGATTGAAACAGTGGTCATTCGCAAAGAGCGTGAAGGCTTTCCAGAAGCAACCGCAGTGATTAATCATATTATGGAGTTAAAATAATGGGCATGGTACGAGTAAATACTATGACGATAGATTATACCGCACCACAATTCAAAGGAATCAAACTGGCCGCAGACTGGATACGAGATTTAGAAAGTAGCGACAGCCGTTTACACAAAGAATCAGTGATTGAAAAAGCCTTAATGGCAGCCAAATTAGGAAGTTCAAATGCTCGGTGTTTTTTGTTCAACTGCTACCAGGCCTACAACCCCTATTATGTGTTTGGTGTAAAGAAAGTTCCTGAGACCCAGGGCTTAGAAGATAAAGAAAATCCTTGGCCAAAGTTTTGGGCCATGCTGGAAGCATTACGCACTCGTAGTTTAACTGGACACAATGCCAAGACCGCTATTGAGTTTATGTCAGAGCAGTTTGACTCAGTAGAGTGGAACAACTTATGCCGTCGTGCCATTATCAAAGACCTACGCTGTGGTATTACTGAAAGAACCCTGAACAAGGTACTTGGTAATACAGAATGGCGGATTCCTGTATTCGAATGTCAGTTGGCCACAGACTCAAACAAACATGTGGCCAAGATGACCGGTGTCAAACGCCTAGAGCAAAAGTTAGATGGAGTGCGGGTGTTGGCTGTAGTAACCAGAACCAGCACTAATTTATACAGTCGTAACGGCAAACCGTTTGAAAACTTTCCGCATATTGTAGATTCGATTGACAAGATTAGAAATAAGTTTGCCAAATTCTTTACCAATAACCCCAATGGTTTTGTATTAGATGGTGAAATCATTGGCGAGAGTTTTCAAGCCTTGATGAAACAGGCCCAACGCAAAAGTGATGTCAAAACCGAAGGCATGGTGTATAGTGTATTTGATATTGTTCCTCTGGCAGACTTTGAGCGTGGATATTGGAATGCTCAACAACATAAACGCTTGGCCATACTAGAACAATATCGTGCTGTGTTTGACGAACTTACTGATTGTGTTCGTATCATGGATGGCATTGAAGTTGACCTAAGCACAGCCGAAGGGCATGATGTACTACGTCGCTATGCGCATGATGCAGTGGCCGCGGGGTTTGAAGGTATTATGATTAAGGATATTGACGCACCATACGAGTGTCGTCGCAGTACATTTTGGATGAAATGGAAACCAACAATTACAGTAGACTTAAATATTGTTGGATTTGAAGAAGGCACCGGTCGCAATCTTGGGCGCTTGGGTGCTATAATATGTGAAGGAGTGGATGATGATAGAAGTATACACGTTAATGTTGGTAGCGGCTTGTCTGATAGCGATCGTGATGAGTATTGGAGCACAAGGAATCAATTACTTGGTAGCGTGGTTGAAGTCCAAGCGGACGCAGTGACCCAAAATCAAGACGGCACCTACAGTCTTAGATTTCCAAGATTTGTTCGATTCCGTGGCTTTGAACCCGGTGAGAAATTATGAAGGAAATAAAATGGCTGTAAAATCATGGTACTTGACTGTGGTAGAGTCAGCAACACATAAAAAGGTACTAGACAAAATGTTTTTTACTGCCCCAGAAATGAACAAGTTTATCAAGGCCAACCAACTACTTGAACAGTATAAAAAGCCTGAATATTACATAGTTAAGGAAAACTACTAATGAAAGTAACCCGCAGAAAATTTAATATCTTTGAACGGATGGAATTAGAAATTGCAAAAAATCTAGATAAAGGGCCAGTGGAAACATTTATCCTTACTCCGGCGGAGTTTGATGAGTTCCGAAAGGATGCAAAAAATCGACCAGGCATGAGTTTTAAGAAAATTGAAAATCGTCCTGGAGATATTGTCGGCGGAGATTGGTCGTATCGTGGCGCACTAGTATTAATAAGTGGCAAAATAAAAAGTTGATTTTATATAGTATCTAGTGTATAATTAATGTATTATTAGGAGGTGTACATGGCATGGCTCACTGAACATTGGTTTATAGAAGCGATCCTAATTATAACCAGCGGACTATTAATAGCGGCCATTATATCATGGCTGTACAGTCACATTAACGAGGACAAATAAAATGGTAAAGAAACAAGTAAGCAAGCTCAGCGATAAGTTAGAAAAGGTAAACGAAAACTACACCATCAACATGTATGACAATGGTTTCATGATTGAGGTCAGTGGTCGAGATTCGGATGACGAATATAAAACTGCCAAGATCATGGTTCCCACTGTTGAACAATTGATTGAATTGGTCAAAGAAGCTGCCGAAATGGAACGAGATTCCTAGCATGATGGCCAAGCCAGGCGAAGTTGGATTGTGCGGGTGTGGTCGCAGTCCCACTGGTAAATGCATAGGCTGGCATGCTCTTAGTGAAGACATGTATCGGCACCACCAAATGCTATGGCTTGAGGAGGAAGAGCGCAAAGATAATGAGCTTGCAGAATATCAAAAACAAGCACAAGAGCTTTGGTCTGACAGTTGCACAGCCCCAAGGACTAAAAAATGACATCTATTAATTTATTAACCCAGGGTATTGACAGTTTATGGTACTGGACCTATAGTATTATTGTAGGATGGGGTGCTAGTTTTACCATTATCGTGGCCATTATAATATTATTGGCCATACGGGTATTGCACTGTGAACAACGACTGCGACAAATAGAATCTCGCGTGGTCACTGCCGAAAGAGAAGTTAACCTCGCATTAACTCAATTAGAATCCAAATAAATACTAGTCTATGATGTTTGGATACATGACCCTTGCCACTGCGCTGATACTTAGTTTATCGGCTGCAGTTTATTCTATATTAGGCTTAACTGCTATATTTGCCGCGGCCTTTTGGCCCATTGTGGTGCTCGGCGGCAGTTTAGAAATTGGTAAAATTGTCACAGTGCTGTGGTTACACAAATACTGGCAACAGGCTGAGATACAATATAAATTATATCTATCTTCGGCCGTGGTTGTATTAATGATCCTGACCTCAATGGGAGTGTTTGGATTTTTAAGCAAGGCGCACTTGGATCAAGCCGTACCATCTGGAGATGTACAGGCGCAGGTACAAATATTTGATGACAAAATTAAAACACAAAAAGATAACATTGAAGCGGCAAGAAAAGCCTTGTCTCAGATGGATGCCGCAGTGGATCAAACTATGTCACGCAGTTCAAGCGAACAAGGAGCAGATAAAGCTGCGAACCTCCGGCGTAGTCAAGGTCGAGAACGAACAGCCTTGCAAAATGATATCTCTCGAGCACAAAAAGAAATCACCGGACTCCAAGAACAGCGAGCTCCTGCTGCTAGTGCCGCCCGCAAGGTAGATGCAGAAGTAGGGCCAATTAAGTATATTGCCGCACTGATATACGGCGACAATCCCGAAGCCAATGTGCTAGAAAAAGCAGTACGCTGGGTTATTATTCTTATTGTCGTTGTGTTTGATCCCCTGGCACTCACCCTATTACTGGCCGCTACCAAGGCCTTTGAGTGGGAACACAGTATCGATTTGTTTAATCTTAAAAAGAAAGAACCCGAGTACGAATATGAAGAGGATGATGGCCCGTTAACCGATGACCAAATAGATCAAATTAACAAGGCTGTACAAGCGGATAAAAAAGATCAGCATACTCATATACCCCTAGAAGATTATTACCGTACCGACCATGATGATTTGGTTACCAAACATACTGCACTGTCTGAAGATCCAATGATTCAGTCTAACAAAGTTAATGTTGATCCAAGCTCGCCAGGCTGGATGTTTACAGAATCAACATCGGCCAAATGGCCGTTTCCAAACACTCCAGAAGAAATTGAATCAGACAATATTCCTGTGTTAGAAAATGAAGAAGCCTGGGCAAGTCGAGTCATTGATGAGACCGAAGACGAAGAAGATATTAGTCCCTTGGAAAAAGAAGCTCAACGAGCATGGAAAGACGCAAATCCAGACGAAACAATTAAACATCAACGACTGTTACACAAAGTTGGGCACATAGAACAATTGCCTTGGCGCCATCCTGACTATTATCCAGAATTGCAATTGCAAGCGGACAATGCACCAACTGGCCCCGTGGGCGAAGTCAAGGGATTTGGATCACAATTTCCTGATCGTGCCGCCAAGGGTGATATGTTTTTACGAGTAGATCGATTGCCCAGTGCCCTGTACAAGTATAATGGTGCCAACTGGATTGAAGTTGACAAAGATCTAAGTGATAATTATGCCTATGATGATGCCTATATTGATCATCTTATTGCTAAAATTGATTCTGGAGAGTATGATCCTGAACTACTGAGTGATGCCGAACGAGATCATATAGAACAGCGTTTAAAAAAGGTATAACATGTCCGATACACTAAGCCATTGTAGTTTTTGTACCAAACACAAAGACCAAGTTGGCAAATTGATTGTTAGTCATACCGTTGCTATTTGTAATGAGTGTATAGAACTTTGCAATAATCTTCTTAAAGATACCAAACGCTTGGCAAAGAAAAATAGCAAGGAAAAAGACGCACCAGATCCAAGAACAATCCGAGATTACTTAGATCAATATGTAGTGGGGCAGGACACAGCCAAGATAGTCCTGGCAGTCGGCATTGCCAATCATTACAAGCGTATCAATAACCCAGATGTCACACAGGAAATAGCCAAGGGCAATATCTTAATGATTGGACCCACCGGTACCGGTAAAACCTTGATGGCTCGTAGTGTTGCCAAATATCTTGACGTGCCATTCGTGGTAGCCGATGCAACCAC